TTTGGTTATGTTTGGATACTTTGTATCTACTCAGTTCTTTGCTGATATGACAGATATCAATTTAAAAGATATGATGTTTAAGGATAGGATGAAAGAAATTAATGATGATATTGTTCCATTTGGTGCAATAGATGACGGACTAGACGATGGATTGATCACGGAAGGTGAATTCAAAGGATGGCACGAAATAGGTATAGACACCACCCAAGACAGGGATTGGTAGTCTTAAAAAAGTAATTGTTATAAATATAAGTATTGAAAATAACCGTATAATGATTAACTTATAATTCGTAACTAAAAAGGATAATGCTATGGCTGTTAAACCCGCTTCTCCTCGAATCTCAATCAGTGAGATTGACAAGACAGGTATCGTACCTGCTGTCGGTTCATCTGGTGGGGGTTATGTAGGAAATTTCCGTTGGGGCCCTGTGCACGAAAGAACTCTAATCGCCGATGAAAGCGGTCTAGTTTCTGTCTTCGCATCGCCTGACGACACTAATACTGTGGACTTCCACAGTGCCTCGTACTTCTTGAAGTACTCACAAACACTCCAAATTGTTCGAGAGAACAATGGAGGTAAAAACGCACACAGTGCAATTGTAAAATTAGACTCTGACGCAGTAGATCTAGTTAAAAATGCTACTCACTGGGACAATGGTGTCTCTAGTGCTGTAGGAACCGGAGCAAAGACTTCAACCGGAACTTGGATTGCAAAATATCCAGGCGACTTAGGAAACGCATTGACAGTATCTTTCTGTCCTGCCGTTGACTCTGGTACTGATCTCTTTACTAATTGGGCATATAGGAATGAATTTGGTGGTAAGCCAGGAACATCCCCTTATGCTACAGCAAACGGTGGATCTAATGACGAAGTTCACGTTATTGTAATCGATAGAACTGGAGATATCTCTGGAACTGCCGGTACAGTACTCGAAAAGTTTGAATTTCTGTCTGCCGCTAAGGGAGCAACCACTCAAGACAATTCACCTAATAACATCTCAGATGTATTGAATACTCAATCTCAATATGTTTGGAACGGTTATTTTGGAGATGACTCTGCCTTTGGTGGTACTTACTTAGGACAAGGTGCTAACTGGAATACAAAAACTACTACAGATGTAAATGTAAACTATGGATTTGACTCAGCAGGTGCTGTTGGTCAATCTCCTCTTACTTCTACATTAGGTGGTGGTCTTGCTTCTAGTGCTCTAGGTACTGCTGACTATTTGACTGGTTTCGATCTATTCGAAGACAAACTTCAAACTGAAATTGACTTCTTGATCGCACCTTCATATGGTTCTGCCGGTGACGGAGCAACAATTGTAAATGACTTAACTGCTACAGCAACTGATCGTAAAGACTGTGTTGTAGTTGCTTCTGTAAACAAAACTGGTGCTGTTGGTGTTACTGACGCTCAAGCTGCGACTAATGCTGTATCCTTTGTAGACGGATTAACTAAATCATCATACTTAGTGGTTGATAATAACTACTTAAAAGTGTTCGACAAATATAACGATAAGTATATCAATATTCCTGCTAACTCTAGCACTGCCGGTTTAATGGCAGCTACAGATATTATAGCAGATCCATGGTATTCACCTGCCGGTCAAAGGCGTGGTAACTATCGTGGAGTTACTGATATCGTAACTAACCCGAACCAAACCCAAAGGGATCAACTGTATAAAGCAGGTGTAAATCCCGTTGCTAACATACCAGGCGTAGGTCTAGTATTGTTTGGTGACAAAACATTAGAGTCACGTCCTAGTGCCTTCGATAGAATCAATGTACGTAGATTGTTCATTGCTATTGAGAAGTCAATTAGTGAAGCGGCAAAAAATGTGATGTTCGAATTCAACGATGACTTTACTCGTGCTGAATTTACAAACATCGTAGAACCTTTCCTCAGAAGAGTAAAAGGTCGAAGAGGGATCACTGACTTTAAAGTCGTTTGTGACGATACAAACAACAACCAAGAAGTGATAGACAATAACCAATTCGTTGCAAACATCTTTGTGAAACCTGCACGTTCTATTAACTTTGTTCAATTGAACTTTGTTGCTGTTAGAACTGGTGTAGATTTTGAAGAGATCGTTGGCACGGTAGGAGCATAAGGAGAATAGATATGGCAATTTTAGGTGTAGATGATTTTAAATCTAAACTCAAAGGTGGTGGTGCTCGTCCTAACCTCTTTAACTGTAAGGTTAACTTTCCAACCTATGCTTTAGGTGACGCAGAACTTACGTCATTTATGGTAAAGGGTGCCCAGTTACCGGCATCGATTGTAGCTCCAATTGTTGTACCATTCCGTGGTAGACAGTTGAAGATAGCAGGAGACAGAACATTCGAAGAGTGGACTGTAACTGTAATCAACGATACAGGTTTCGAAGTACGTGATGCTATGGAACGTTGGATGAACGGAATCAATTCGCATAATGCGAACACTGGTTTCAATGATCCGGCAGAGTATCAGACTGACCTATCCGTTGATCAGTTGGACAAAGATGGACTTGTAATTAAGAGTTACAACTTCCGTTCTTGCTTCCCAACCAACATTACTGCAATTGATCTTAACTACGATACTGTCGATACAATCGAAGAGTTCCAAGTTACGTTCCAAGTACAGTACTGGGAGTCTGGCACAACTAGTTAAGTTTGTGCTAAATATATGCGTAGGGGAGATAAACTCCCCTGCGTATTTTTTACATTGAAGGCAAATATATGGCAGACGATAATAATAGTATAATGAAACTCTTTGGGTTCGAACTTTCTCGTACTAAGAAAGCAGATCCTAATAAAGAGAATGATAAACTTCCTTCTATTGTCCCTAAGACGGACGATGATGGTGCAGGTTATGTAACCGCATCTGGAAGTCATTATGGTCAATACATTGACATCAACGGTGACAATGCTAAAGACAATGCCGAAATGATTATGAAGTATCGTGGTGTGGCAACTCACCCAGAGGTTGATGCCGCCATTGAAGATATTATAAATGAATCAGTTAGTGGTTCAGAGAACGAGTCTCCGGTTCTGATCAACCTTGACGGAGTAGAAACGTCTGATAAGATCAAGAAATTAATTATCGAAGAGTTCGATGGCATCCAAGGGATGTTGAACTTCAACGAATTAGGTCACGACATATTTAGATCGTGGTACGTTGATGGACGATTGATCCATCACCTTGTGGTAAACGAAGGTAATATGAAAGCAGGGATCCAAGAGATCCGTCCTATCGATGCTACTAAGATACGTAAAGTAAAGGAAGTAAAGTATAAGAAGGATAACAAGACCGGTGCAAAGGTTGTAGACAAGACAGATGAGTTCTACGTATTCCAAGAAAAGAATCAAACCCAATCCGCAGTTAAGTTAACACCAGATTCAGTATCATATGTTACGTCTGGACTTACAGATCCTACTAAGAAACGTGTAATCAGTTATTTACACAAAGCAATTAAACCCATCAACCAGTTGCGTATGATGGAAGACAGTCTGGTGATTTATCGTCTCGCACGTGCACCAGAACGTAGAATCTTTTATATAGATGTTGGTAACTTACCTGCAAACAAAGCAGAACAACATATGAAAGAGATCCAGACTCGTTATCGTAACAAGTTAGTATACGATGCAAGTACTGGTAATTTAAAAGATGATCGTAAGCATATGAGTATGCTTGAAGATTTCTGGTTACCACGTAGAGAAGGTGGAAGAGGTACTGAGATTAGTACACTACCTGGCGGTGATAACCTTGGACAGATAGACGATATTGTCTACTTCCAGAAAAGATTATATCGTGCATTGAATGTGCCGATTAATCGTTTAGAACAAGAATCACAATTTTCTTTAGGCAGATCTACAGAGATCTCTAGAGATGAAGTGAAGTTCCAGAAGTTTATCGACAGATTACGTAAACGTTTCTCAACAATGTTTACTAATATTCTGAAGAAACAACTTATACTGAAGGGTATTATCACCCCCGAAGACTGGCAGTCATGGAGAAATGATATTCAGATTGATTTCATCCGTGACAATCACTTCACAGAATTAAAGGATTCTGAGTTACTTAGAGAAAGACTAAGTACTCTTGATCAGTTAAGTCAATACGTTGGTGAATACTTCTCACGTGAGTGGGTTATGAAGAACGTAATGATGATGTCCGATGAGGATATCGAAACAATGAAGGATCAAGTCGAGGCAGAAAATGCCAAGGGTGGATCCGATGAAGAAGAATACTAATGAGTTACAAAGATTACGTAGCACAGCATAGTGATTTAAACTGGGACGGTCAAGAAGACCGTTTCGATGACTTTGAGAAAGTAGGAGAAAACGATGAGTGAAGTAGAAAATAACGAAGAAGTGGCAGTAGCAGAAACTGAACAAGGTGGTGTACAAATCACTGATTTCATTAATGCAGTTGCTGACCAGAACTTTAACCGTGCAAAGGATCATTTCGATAATCTATTGAATGTTAAGTTGGACGATGCAATTGATGCAGAACGAGTAGCAGTGGCAGACACTATCTTTAATGATGCACCCGAAGAACCAGAAATGGAACTTGGTGATGCAGATGACGCATTTGAAGATGACGAGACTGAAGAGGTAGAACTCGAAGTAGTAGACGAAGTCGAAGAAGAAGAAACTTCAGACGAAGTGTCCAGTTAAGATTACTTTTTGTATAAATAACTGTATAACTTAAAATTAAAACAAGGTTTATTGGATGTTAAGTTTTAAAGAACTTAGAGAAAAGACTTCCTACGGTAAAGGAAAAGAAGTCTTTAAAGCAAAGGCAGGGGGAAGAATCCCCAAGGTCATTGTATCTATTGTTAAAGAACCAAAGGGATACACTGTGTATATCGATGGTGATAAACTTGATATTTTTAAAACAGAATCTGAGGCAAAGAAGAATTTAAAGATTGCTGTAAACGAACTAGGTGGTAAAATTAAATGAAACTGATAAGTGAATTTACAGAAACAAATTTAGAATGTCTGATTGAGAAGAAAGACAACGGTGATAAGAATTTTGTCATCGAAGGTGTCTTTGCTCAAGCAGATAAAAAAAAATAGAAACGGAAGAGTCTACCCCAAACCAATTATGGAAAGGGCAGTAGGCAAATACGTTCAAGAACAAGTATCTAAGAAACGTGCGGTTGGGGAATTAAATCACCCCGAAGGGCCGACAGTTAACTTAGACAAAGTTTCACATCTCATTACCGACCTAAAATTGGAAGGTAATGATGTGATTGGAAAGGCACAAATATTGGACACTCCAATGGGTAAGATCGTAAAAGGTTTGCTTGAAGGTGGTGTGCAACTAGGAGTGTCAACTCGTGGTATGGGAAGTCTTGAGAACCGAAACGGTGTCGCTTACGTTAAAGATGATTTCATCTTGAGTACTGTGGACATTGTCCAAGATCCATCCGCACCGGATGCTTTTGTTAATGGTATTATGGAAGGTGTAGATTGGGTTTGGAATAATGGAATTTTGGAACCTCAAGTCATTGAAGATATGGAGACAGAGATTAAAAATGCACCGAAGGCATACAGTTCTGCTGTACAAATTCGGGAGTTTAAAAATTTCCTCTCGTTAATCAAATCTAAAATATAGGAGTCAATAATGACTGAAGAAAATAAAGTCGAAGTTGAACTTCACGATGAAGAAATTAACGACATTGTGGAGGAAACTCTCGAAGAAAAATCTGAACCAAAAGGTGATGGATCTAAAACAGACGGGCAACCAGTCTCAGAACCAGAATCAGTTGCTTCAGTAGACAAGGCTGCAGATGCTACTAAACAAGCACCTGTTCCTAAAACTAAGGCAGGTATGATTTCTGCTATGTACGGTAAACTTAATTCTATGAAGAAAGTAGACCTACAAGCATCATACGGTAAAGTCATGGGTGAAGAAGTAGAAGTTGAAGACGAAGCAGTTATTGCTGAATCTCCAATCGATACAACTGCGGAACTCGAAGGAATCATGGAATCAGAGGCAACTCTATCCGATGAATTCAAGAGCAAAACAGCAATCATCTTTGAAGCATCGTTGAAATCAAAGTTGTCTGAAGAAGTGTCTCGTATCGAAACA